TTGCCGAGTATTTTGAGGTGGTGTATGAGTCCTCAACCCTAAACCTGTACCCAGACAATCAGACGGCGGTTAAGGGCAGCATCCAAGACAAGCAGTTGATGGCTATGTTCGGTAAGCCACTTAAGACCCGCATTGCTGACGTCAAGAAAGTAAAGTGGCGCAAGATCAACGGCTACGAAGTGCTTGAAGAGCAAGAATGGGCGGGTAAGTGGATCCCGATTGTGCGTATTGTTGGTAACGAATACGAAGTTGATGGTCGCATCTATTTGTCAGGGCTTGTGCGTAACGCAAAAGACCCACAGCGCATGATTAACTATTGGACTAGCCAAGAGGCAGAGATGCTTGCGCTTGCCCCCAAAGCCCCGTTTATTGGTTATGGCGGGCAGTTTGAGGGCTATGAGAACCAATGGAAGACTGCCAACACTCAGAACTGGCCGTATCTAGAGGTAAACCCTGATGTGACCGACGGCATGGGTGGCGTACTGCCCTTGCCACAACGCTCGCAACCGCCTATGGCACAGACCGGCTTAATCCAAGCCAAGATGGGTGCCTCAGACGACTTAAAAGCCACCACAGGGCAGTATGACTCAAGCCTTGGCGCAACGTCTAATGAACGCTCGGGCAGAGCAATCCTTGCGCGTGAGAAACAAGGCGACACCGGCACTTATCACTTTGTGGATAACTTGGCGCGCGGTGTACGTCACATTACCCGCATGATTGTTGAGTTAGCGCCTAAGATTTACGACACCGAGCGCATTGCGCGCATCATTGGTGAGGACGGGGAAGTCAGCATTGCTAAGATGAACCCGCAGCAGCCCATGCCGGTCAACAAGATCATGGATCAGCAAGGCATTGTGATTGAAAAGATTTATAACATCAACGTCGGTAAGTACGACGTGATGGTCACGACCGGCCCAAGCTACATGACCAAACGCCAAGAGGCACTTGAGGCAATGGGTCAGTTGCTGCAAGGCAACCCACAGTTGTGGTCGGTCGCGGGCGACTTGTTTGTGAAAAACATGGATTGGCCTGGAGCTCAAGAGATGGCTAAGCGTTTTGCCAAGACCATTGATCCTAAACTTCTTGAAACCGGCGACAAAGATCCCGCCTTGCAAGCTGCCGAGCAGCAAATGCAAGCAATGGGTCAAGAGATGGAACAGATGCACCAAATGCTTCAGAACGTGGCTAAGTCGATGGAAGTGCAAGAGTCTGAGCGCAAAGACTTTGAGGCTCAGATCAAAGCGTTTGACGCTGAAACCAAGCGTATCTCAGCGGTACAAGCGGGCATGACCTTTGAGCAGATTCAAGACATTGTGCAAGGCACCATTGCCGCAGCCCTTGATACTGGCGATCTAATTGGCGGAGCACCGCAACGTGAGCAGTTTGAGATGCCTGAGATGCAACAGCCACCTATGGATCAAGGCATGATGCAACCGCCAATGGATCAGGGTATGCCGCCTGAACAAATGATGCAACAACCTCCGATGGAGCCACAACAATGAAAGCTTGCGATTTCGTAGGTATGCTGTTTTTAGCACGGGATGTAACCCATTCTGTGCATTTAAACACTCGCAATTATTCCAAACACAAAGCATTGCAAAAATTTTACGAAAATATTATTAAAACTGCGGATGCATTTGCTGAAGCCTACCAAGGCAGAAATGGTTTGATTGGCTCAATATCTTTAAGTTCTGCTAAAAAAACTACAAACGTAGTTGAGTTTTTAGAAGGCCAGTTGGAAGACATTGAAGCTAATCGATATAAAATTTGCGATAAAAATGATTCTACAATGCAGCAATTGATAGATAACATCATTGAGCTGTATTTATCCACACTGTATAGACTAAGGTTCCTAGCATGACAGTCAATCTTTCTTTGTTTGCTGGCGCAGGCGCACAGTTCTTTGACAACAACGGTGTGCCACTTTCGGGTGGATTGATTTATTCATATCTTGCGGGAACAACGACCCCTGCTGTAACTTACACGTCAAGTACTGGTTTAATTGCTCAATCTAATCCAATCATATTAAACGCTGCGGGTAGAGTCGCTGCGGGCGAGATTTGGCTAACAGAAGCCACTACTTACAAATTTATTTTGCATACCTCTGCAAATGTGTTAATTGCTTCTTACGATAATATTGTTGGAGCAATTACTAACGCAAATATTGTGGCTGCTATTGCGGTTTTTAAAGCAGAATTAGCAAATACTAGCGATCCAACTTTAGGTGACGCTCTTATTGGGTTTCGACAATCTACTAGTGCAGGAAACGTAACGGGTGCTGTTGGTAGAACGGTTCATCAAAAGCTACAAGAGTCTGTAAGCATTAAAGACTTTGGTGCGGTAGGCGATGGGGTGACGAACGATAACACTCCTGTTTTAGCTGCCGAAGCGTCTAGCTTTGAATACATTGATTTGGTTGGTTTAGATGTTTTAACAACACTAAGCGAAGCACAAATTAGCAAAAAGTATTTTAACGGCACAATGACTTATACGGAGTCAAGTGGTTCGCAATCTTTTGTTAAGCCTGTGTCGCCGTTACCGGATTTGCAGATTCAGCGTCCTCGTACTAAGTCATTACGAATTGATTGGAAAGACAAACGTGTTTTGTGGTTAGGAACATCGATCCCAATTGAAGGCGGTCAAGTAGACAGTTATCCAATATTGTTTGGTAAGGCTTTAAACTGCACAGTTGATAATTTGGCTTGGGCTGGATCATCAGCGGGTTACAACGTTGCCGGTGATCCATTTGTAGAGTCAACAGTAAAATGTTTGTCAATGACGGAAGATGATCGTTTGGCGGGGCTTGCTTTGTATGGCCCGTCTAGCGCATACGATGATTCTTTTGGCGTAATTACTAAAGCATCACAAATGACTTGTAATTACAGGATTAAAGATCAATTTGATTTGAATCCTTATGACACGGTAATGTTAGACCATAATCACAATGACAGATTGCGTGATTTTGGTATTTTAAACCCAACAACAACAAACATCACCGCCGTTACTTTGGGTGCAACAACAACCTTTACTGCACCTGGACACGATTTAGACGTAGGCGACGCAGTTATTTTGCGTATAACCGGAGTTGCTTTTTTAGATTATGTTGCTGCTCGTGTCCAATCCGTATCTGGAACTAGCTTTGTTTTAAACATTAACAGCACTGCATATACAGGAACATTTACCTCCGGAACAGTTGCAAAAGTTGATCGAAATACAATTTGCGGAGCATGGAACTTTTTAATTTCTTTTATTAAAAACACCATTATTATTTATGGCAACGCTGATTGCACCATTTCGTTGTCAGGCGCACCTAATGAATATACAGCGGGTAGAACCAAGCCATACGAGGTATATTCAAACGCTGAACAAATTAAAAAAGTTGCAGACAAATGGGGATTGTCATTTTTCGATATTGGTTTTTATTACGATATTAAACCCCAGGACGAACCAATATATTTCCCTGATGGATTTCACCCTACATCATTAGCTGCTCGACAATCATTGACAAATCAGTGGACAACTTGGGCTTTGGGCGGCGCACAAAAAAAATCAGATGAAACAGATTTTCTTCCGACTGGCGTAGATAAAACATTTACTAATCAAAGAGAAGCTCTCTATACAAAGTATCTCGATGGTTTTGGTACACCATCATTTATTGTTAGCGGGTCGACTAATTTAATTACAGACGCTTTTGCAAGTCTTGCGGGGTGGACGTTAGCAGGGACAACCCCTACTGTTGTTGCAGCACCTTGGGGAACAGGCAACTCAGTCAATTTTGACGTTGCAAGCGCAACTACCTCAACAATAGCAAGAAACCTTGCGTTTACAAATGGTACATCTTTTGAATTTGATATTTATCTTCCAGTTACCGTAGGTTTAACAACTGGCTTACCTAAAACTATCAACATTTTGGCTCAAAGAATACCTGTTGTTGGTGTAGCGGGTGGAACTATTGCAGGCGCGCAAATAATTGTAACTGCATCTGGAGCAAGTTTAAGAGGTTTTATATTTAACGCAGCAAGTTCAATAAATTATGCTAAAAGCGTAGCTATTGAAGCCGCGACAAAGTACACAGTTAAAATTGAAGTAATACAAGGCACAAGCACTTACAACGGTGCGTATTTAATATCTTTAGATAATGTTTTTATTGGCGGTGTTTTTGACCTTGATTTTTCTACTTATTTAACGTTGCCGCAAAGCATATTGTTGGGGATTGGCTCTAACAATTTAGGTGCTTTTGAAATGGATATTGGCAACCTCGTTGTAGATTCTTTGACGGTTAATAACTATTCTCAGCGTTATACCGGAACATTTACCTCTGCTGATGCAAAAACAGTTACCGTTGTGAACGGCATCATTGTGAGCGCAGTATGATTTGTTTACAAGGATTTCTAAATGGCTAGTAGATTCTGGGTGGGCGGCACAGGCCCGTGGAACAACATCAGTATATTAAATTGGTCTGCTACGTCTGGTGGGCTTGCTGGTGCGTCTGCACCCACATCTGCTGACGCTGTTTTTTTTGATGCAAATTCTGGTAGTGGAATTGTCACAACGGCTGCTGGTTCTGCGTCTGCGGCAATTACTTTAAATAACACAAATATTGAATTAAAGTTAGGCGCAAATCATACAGCGGCTGGCGGGATTGCTTTTACGATAGGAACATTGAATTTAAATGATTTTACTTTAACGCAAAGCGGTACTTTTTCGTCAAGTAACACCAATGCAAGAACATTAGCGTTTGGATCGACAGGTAAAATATCTATATCTCAAAACAACGGCACAGTTTGGACTTGCGCAACAATCACAAATTTAGTTGTAACCGGAACACCTACAGTTGATTTTACTTACACAGGATCAGTCGGGACTCGCACTATTCAGCATGGATTTACCGCAGGTGGGTCTGCTGCAACTTCAGTAAGTTTTAATGTTCTTGGTGGTACTGATATTCTAAGTGTGGGTCGCCATGCCAGAAATCTTAATTTCACAGGCTTTAGCGGAACGCTGACATCTCAGTCTATTACGGTTTATGGAAACCTTACTCTGTCATCCACAATGACAATAACGGCTGGCAACCCAGGCTTTGCTTATCTTGCAAGTTTTGGTGAGTCGGTTATTACATCCAATGGCGTGACGGGCGATGTAAATACTACTTTCCAATTAAATGCGTCTGGAAGTTCTGTGACGTTTGCTGACGCACTTACCTTTGGTACTAGAACTTTAACGGTGCGAGGCGGAGCATATAAATTTAAGAATGGTGCAACGCACACGTTTTCTTCTAGCGTTTCTTTTACGTCCTCTGTATCAAGTCCGGTATCTTTTTCAAGTACCGTTGACGGTTCACAATATACTTTATCTAGTCCATCCGGATCAATTAACTCAACTTATTTAACCGTTAAAGACTCTAACGCAACTGGTGGCGCAACATGGAACGCATACGTTGATTTTGTAAATACAGACGCAGGTAATAATGATGGATGGAATTTTGGTTTGTCGCCCCCTTATGCTTCTTATGAACCGCCCATTATCATAAGATCGTTTACGCAACCTCGGAGATTTTAAAATGTCAATGAATTTAAAAGCTGTAACTACTTGTTTTGGTTACCAACAAATTACTAATTTAAGTGCTTCTGCTGCCTTAACGGTGCCAGTATTAGCACCCGATGGTTTAAACGCTAAACCAGTGTTGGCGTTAATCGTGGCCGAAGGCGCACCTGTGCGTTGGCGTGACGATGGCGTTGCCCCTACTGCTTCAATTGGGATGCCAATTGCAATAGGCGTACCATTTCAATATGACGGTGATTTAACCAAAATTCGTTTTATTCAGCAATCAGCAAGCGCAATTTTAAACATTAGCTATTACAGCTAAAGCCATGAAAAACTTTGAACATTCTGCATACGCTTTGCTATTTATGGCAATTGTAGGTTTGCTTACAGCCAACTGGTTGGCAGGGGCTTGTTTTGGGTCAGCGTTCTTTGTGGGCCGAGAACACGCTCAAGCTGAGTACCGAGTAATTCAAAAATTCTATGAAGGTAAGCGCGACAATATGCCGTGGTATGGCGGTTTTGAACCCCGTGGTTGGAATGTAAAAAGCATATTGGATTTTGGATTGCCGATTATCGTTACTACAATTGCATTAGTAATTATTGCCATAATCAACACTAAGTAATACAATTATCGTACTAGTGCGAACCACTAGGGTTTCTTAGGAAACAAAAATGTCAGACGAAGTAAGTTCAGCGGAAGTACCCGCGCCGGAACTGGAAGCTACGGTAGCCCCAGTATCTGAAGTACAAACGCCGGAAGAAGCGCCCAAGACCTTCTCGCAAGAGGAACTTGATGCCGCCATTGGTAAACGACTCGCAAGAGAGCAACGAAAGTGGGAAAGAGAGCAGTCACAACGTAGTCAGCCTCCGGCTGCACCCGTTGCGCCTCCATCTGCTGACCAGTTCGGAAGCGTTGAAGAGTATGCGGATGCACTAGCTACTCAGAAAGCCCATGAATTAGTTTCCAGACAGCGGGAGCAACAAGAGCAGTCGACAATTATTGAGGCTTACCACGACAAGGAAGAGGAAGTTCGCGGCAAGTATGATGACTTTGAACAAGTCGCCTACAACCCAAACCTTCCGATTACTACTGTGATGGCTCAGACGATTCAAGCCTCTGATATTGGCCCCGAAGTGGCATACCACTTAGGATCCAACCCAAAAGAAGCCGAACGTATCTCGCGCTTGACGCCCATCATGCAAGCCAAAGAGATCGGTAAACTTGAAGCCAGATTGATGGCTGATCCACCGGTCAAAAAGACTACTAACGCGCCAACACCTATTTCACCTGTTTCAGGCAAAGGTTCAAGCAGTCCGACGTATGACACTACCGACCCACGCTCTGTGAAGTCGATGTCTACCTCAGAATGGATTGAAGCCGAACGCCAGCGCCAAGTGAAAAAGTGGGAAGCCAAAAACCGCTAACTTATTTTTAAGGAATTATCATGGCAAACTCGATTCTTACAATCGACATGATCACCCGCAAGTCGCTCGAAATTCTTGAGAACAACCTGGTGCTCAGTCGTAACGTCAACCGTCAATATGACGACTCTTTCGCTATCGAAGGCGCAAAGATTGGTTCAACCCTCCGTATCCGCTTACCTGACCGTGCTTTGGTCACCGACGGCGCTGCCCTGCAAGTTCAGGACGACAATGAGCAATTCACAACTTTGACTGTTTCAAGCCAAAAGCATATCGGCGTGAACTTCACTTCTGCTGAATTGACCATGCAGTTAGATGACTTTGCAGAACGTGTTCTCAAGCCTCGCGTAAGCCAGTTGGCTTCTAGCGTTGATGCAGACGTTGCGTCTGTGTTCAAGAGCATCTATAACTCAGTCGGCACTCCAGGCACCGTTCCCTCCACATCTTTGGTTCTGCTCCAAGCCAACCAAAAGCTCAACGAGTTTGCAACACCTATGGATCAGCGCTACGCAACGGTTAACCCCGCTGCCAACGCCGGTTTAGTTGAGGGCATGAAAGGTCTGTTTAACCCAACCGGCACTATCAGCCGCCAGTTCAAAAACGGCATGATGGGCGAAGGTATTTTGGGCTTAGACGAGATCAACATGAGCCAATCTATTGGCGTCCACACAACTGGTGTGACTCCAACTCTGCCAATCGTAGCTACTACCGTTGCTTCTCAAGGTGCTACTTCCTTGGCAATCAGCTTCTCAAGCGGCTCACCCACGTTCAAGATTGGTGACGTGTTCACCATCGGCAGCGTGTTTGCGGTCAACCCACAAACCCGTCAATCAACCGGTTCGTTGCAACAGTTTGTTGTGACTGCTGACGTTACTGTTTCGTCATCGACAACCGCGACTTTGACTGTTAGCCCACCAATCTATACGCCTGATCACGCTTTGGCTACTGTGAACTCGTTCCCAGCCGCTAACGCCGTGTTGACGTTCTTGGGTGGTTCAGCAACTGCATACCCACAAAACTTGATCTATCACAAAGATGCAATTTCACTTGCAACTGCTGACTTGATCTTGCCAACTGGTGTTGACATGGCTTCACGCCAAGTGCATAACGGCATTTCGTTGCGTATCGTGCGTCAGTACGATATTAACAACGACCGTCTGCCTTGCCGTATTGACGTGCTCTACGGTTTTGCTGCAATTCGTCCGGTCACAGCCGTTCGTTTGTGGGGCTAAACAAATGGGGGTTTATGCCCCCGTTTTTAAACTTTTTAAAGGAAATTTATCATGGCACTCCCTAATGGCGCAGGTGGCTATCAACTCGGTGATGGCAATCTCAACGAAATCAATATTGTCACGCAAGTAACTCCTACAGCTAAAGTAGCCGCAGCCACTCTGACTGCTGCTGAGTTAGCAACCGGCATTATTACTTACACGGGCGCAGCCGTTGCCTTGACAATGCCTTTGGGCGCTGATCTCGACGTGGCGTTCCCAAGCATGAAAGTCAATAGCTGTTTTGACTTTTTTATTATCAACACGGGCGCAACTAACGCTGCTACGGTCACGGCTAACACCGGCGTGACTTTGGTGGGTGTTGCTGCGGTTGCCGCAGTTACAGCTTGCCAATGGCGTGTCCGCAAGACCGCCGACGCAACTTACGTCGCTTACCGCGTCGCAGGTTAACGCGTAGAGGGGTGGGTGATCCTCACCCCTCGCATTGAGGTCATTATGCACATTTACTTAAAACATCCCACGCATGGTCATAAAGTCGCAACCTCGGATTTGGAAGCGGAATACGATGAAAAAAGCGGGTGGGTACGATATACTTTGGATACGCCTGTAGAGGTGGAGCCTGTCAACGAGCTAAAACGTCGTCGTAAAACTTCGGACTAACTATGGCAACTTACACAGCGGGCGACCAAATTGATGGGGCTTTAAGGCTACTTGGCGTACTCGCTGAAGGTGAAACGCCTTCTGCTGCTACCGCACAGGATGCGCTGTTTACGCTTAACCAAATGATTGACAGTTGGTCAACCGAGCGTTTATCAACGTTCAATACGGTTGATCAAACGTATGTGTGGCCGGTAGACCTTATTACCCGTACGCTTGGCCCCACGGGTGACTTTGTAGGCGCGCGCCCCGTTCTGTTGGATGACGCAACCTACTTCCGCGATCCAAGCACCAACGTGTCGTTTGGCATCAAGATGATCAATCAGCAGCAATACAACGGTATTGCTGTGAAGACGGTGACCTCTACCTACCCACAGGTAATGTTCACCAACATGACGTTCCCCAACATTACAATGACCGTTTACCCAAAGCCGACGCGGCCTTTGGAATGGCACTTTATTTCAGCGCAAGTGCTTACCGAACCGGCAAACCTTGCAACCGAGCTTTACTTCCCACCTGGTTACATGAGGGCGTTTCGCTACAACTTGGCTTGCGAACTTGCACCTGAGTTTGGTGTTGAGCCGTCGCAACAAGTGTCGCGCATTGCGATGACCTCTAAGCGCAATATAAAACGCATCAACAACCCTGACGACATTATGTCGGTGCCTTACGCTCTGGTATCAAACCGCCAGCGCTTTAACATCTACTCCGGTAATTATTAAGGACTAACCATGCCAAACGTAGCCATTACTGCGCTGCCCGTTGCAAGCTCTGCTGTTACAACAGACGTATTGCCAATTGTGCAGGGTGGCATTACCAAACAGGTCACCAACGCGCTTTTGTTTACTAGCCCTACCCTTGTGACCCCTGCGCTTGGCACCCCCACCTCGGGTGTCCTGACCAACTGTACGGGGTTGCCTGTTGCTACGGGTGTGTCCGGTTTTGGAACAGGTGTATCTACTTTCCTTGTTACTCCTACAAGCGCAAACTTACGAGCTGCGCTAACGGATGAAACTGGTACGGGTTCAGCGGTGTTTGCTACTGCACCTACAATTACTACGCCAACATTGACCGCCCCTGCTTTAGGCACGGTTGCGTCAGGAAATATCTCGGCGTGTACTAGCACTTCAATGGTCTTAACTACACCGGTATTGGGTGCTGCAACAGGTACTAGTTTAAACACCACAGGCAATCAAACCATCACCGGCACAGGCAAGCAAGGCTACGCTGCCGGCTCGGGCGGGGCGGTTGTTCAAGCTACAAGCAAAGCAACAGGCGTCACGCTAAATACGTCTAATGGCCAAATCACAATGGTCAATTCCGCGCTTGCAGGAACTACAATTGTTTCGTTTACGCTTACCAACAGCGTAATTGAGGCGGGCGACATCATTGTGATGAACCATATCTCGGGCGGCACGTTGGGCGCGTATGCGTTTAACGCTTCTACCGCTGCGGGATCAGCATCCATTAACGTCAGCAATTTAACTACCGGATCACTGTCTGAAGCTATTGTGCTTCGCTTTGCGGTCATCAAGGTTGTGAGTGCTTAATGCAAACGCCTATCCTCGGCAGCGCCTATGTTGCTCGCAGCGTAAACGCTGCGGACAGCCGAATGGTGAATTTGTTTCCCGAGATGATTCCCGAAGGCGGGCAAACTCCTGCATTCCTAAATAGAGCGCCAGGCTTAAAGTTTTTGCAAACCGTTGGTACAGGCCCCATCCGTGGGTTGTGGGCGCATCAGACTAACGGCTCAGACTTCTACGTTGCGTCTGGTCAAGAGTTTTACAAGCTCAGTAGTCTAACGGGCGCGCCCACCCTGCTAGGCACAATCAGCGGCACGGGGCAAGTATCCATTGCCGATAACGGCACTCAATTGTTTATTGCGTGTAACCCTCGGTCGTACATCTATAACGAAGTCACAAATCAATTTGCCGAAATTACTGACGTTGATTTCCCTGGCGCGGTGACGGTCGGCTACCTTGACGGTTATTTTGTTTTTAACCAGCCAAATAGCCAATTGATTTGGGTAACTCAGTTGCTTGACGGCACACAAGTTGACCCCTTGTCTTTTGCAAGTGCTGAAGGATCACCCGACGGGTTAGTTGGGCTCAACGTAAACCACCGCGAGGCTTGGCTTTTTGGTACGGACTCGGTTGAGGTTTGGTACAACGCAGGTCTGTCGGACTTTCCGCTAACACGCATCCAAGGCGCGTTTAATGAAATTGGTTGCGCCGCAGCATTTTCTGTTGCTAAGTTGGATAACGGATTGTTTTGGCTTGGGCAAGACGCGCGCGGTCACGGTATTATTTATCGCTCGCAAGGTTACACAGGTGTGCGTATCAGCACCCACGCTGTAGAGTGGCAAATCCAACAGTACGGCAACTTTTCTGACGCAGTAGGGTATACCTACCAACAGGATGGTCACTCTTTCTATGTGTTGAATTTTCCAACTGCTAATATCACATGGGTCTACGACGTAGCCACCCAAGGTTGGCACGAACGCGCAGGGTTCTTAAACGGCGATTTCACCCGTAACCGTGGCAATTGCCAATGCAATTTTTTAGGTAACATCATTGTCGGCGACTTTGAAAATGGCAATCTTTACCAATTAGATTTGACCACTTACGCCGACCATGATCAACCTCAAAAGTGGTTGCGCTCATGGCGCGCGCTGCCCACCGGTCAGAACAACCTAAAGCGCACCGCACAACACAGTTTGCAGTTAACTTGTGAAACAGGTGTAGGGTTAAACCTGTACCCTGGGTATGCGGGAAACGAAGATTTAACCACCGAGTCGGGCGACGTATTGGTAGCCGAGTTTACGCAAGGTTTTTTAGTTACCCAAGCTAACGATC